CTTCTTTGCGGGCATTTTTTTCTTCAGTGATTTCTGTGCGACGTGCCTTGACCAACTTGCCTACTTCTTGCAGAGCTTTACGAGCGCGGGTTCCTGCAGCATTGTTTCCTGCTGCGAATTTAGCGTCCTCTGAGAGAAATGTATCTAGTGCTGCTTTGAGTTGTTCTACTGTGTTTGACATATCTGTTTCCTTATCGTTATGTGAATATACTTATTCCGGTCAATGGTGTGGTCGGTAGGTTTCGAACCTACAAAGGCTACGAACTACGTCAGCGCCCCGTCCCCATTCTGGACTATGGGTCCAGCGGGAGCTTTGCCAATTTGCTCACGACCACAAGTATAGTATATAACCTTATTTTTTGAAATGCAAGAGATATCTGTGTTAAATACTAGCATATTATGATCATAGACTTTCAAAAGATTCCGTTTAACGAGATTGTGCGTTTTGGACAGAGGACCATGCTAGACCGTCCACTGTTTTCTGTGAGTTGGATACTGGGCAGATTCTGTAACTACAACTGTTCCTATTGTTGGCCCTATGCTAGATCAGATCGAATCGATCATCAGAGTTTAGAAACCTACACCTCGACTATTGACGAAATCAAACGCCAGGCCAAACTAAATGGCTTCGATCAATTCCATTGGAGTTTTTCAGGAGGGGAACCCACAGCCTACAAACAGTTGAATGAATTAGTCAAGCACCTACAACAGGACACAGTGTCTCCATACCAAAGCATACATATGACCACTAATCTTTCACCGGGATCAAAATGGTGGAACACCTGGTGCTCTAACACAGACATGCTGCAACGTCGGAGTATTACCGCATCATTTCACGCCGAGCATGCTCGAGAACAAGAGTTTGGTGATAAGTGTCTTCAGTTGATTTATGAACGGGTGCATGTGACTGTGAATCAAGTAATGGTCCCTGATCAGTTTTGGGACCTGTATGCTCGCTGTGAAAGGTTTCATCAACGAGGTATAAACATCACGCTGAAACCACAGAGTGATCCTACTGCAAGTCATATTGTCAGTGGCTACACAGATGAAATGGTCCAGGCCATGCAGACAGGATTTACACAGAAGGCACAAGGAGAAGATGTTTATCAAATAGCACTGTATGAACAAAATGGCACTGAACATTTATTTGATCAGGCCGAACGATTCAATGCATTCGGATTTAACAAATTTCAAGGTTGGAGTTGCAATAGTGGCTATCAAAGTGTTATAATAAGAGGTAATGAGGTCAAGAGAAGTTACAGCTGTCACGATCTGCCACTAGGAAATCTTCAAGATGGTTTTACATTATTCAATGAACCGACTAAATGTATTAGTTCTAGCTGTGTGAGTTCTGCAGATTCAAAAATACCAAAATGCAAATAAACACCGAACATCTGCATCATTGGATGCAGGCCATACGACAGAGTTCCGATCCTATGCGAACCATGGATGCGTTTTGGAGCGGCCAATTAAAAAGCAAAGAATGGTTGATTACTAATCTAAGACATCACGTGAAAAAATTCGTTACCATAGACATACACGGCGGGTGGGTCGGAGTATTAGCCAGCATGTTGTTTCAAAGTGATGTGCCTGTACTCAACATTCGTAGCATTGATATAGATCCCGCATGCGAACCTATTGCTGTAAACATGAACAAGATAGAAGAGATGGTTGGCAAGTTCTGTGCGGTTACCGCAGACATGTGCGAGATTCGAAGCGACGCAGATGTTGTTATCAATACCAGTTGTGAGCATGTCACACAAGAACAGTATGATTTATGGTTAAGCAGAATGCCGCAAAACAGTTTATTAGTCTTGCAAAGTAATAACTATGATATTCCAGAGCATGTTCGTATCGCGCAGTCGCTAGAAGAATTTCAAACACAATGCGGCATTAATAAAATATGGGCCGGATCATTAGAACTGCCGTTGTACACACGATATATGATCATAGGTAAGAAATAGTGTATTCATTAACAGACATTAGAACAGTTCATTTAGAAGTTACTAGTAGATGCCAAGCTAGTTGTCCTATGTGCGCCCGTAATATCCAAGGTGGAATCGATAATCCGTTCATGACGGTTGTAGAAATTACATTAGATCAGCTTAAAGAATGGTTTTCAGTTGAGTTTATTAGACAGTTAGATCGGTTGTTTATGTGCGGCAACTTAGGGGATCCTATCATTGCCAAGGACACTTTAAAGATCTTTGAATATATTCGAGAAGTTAATCCTAACATAATATTAAGCATGAATACAAACGGTTCTGCAAGAAATCTGCAGTTCTGGAAAAAACTTGCTGAAGCAAGAGTTCATGTACGATTTGGTATTGATGGACTAATAGATACTCACAGTCTGTATCGTATAGGCACGGACTGGGTGAAAATAATAGATAATGCCAAAAATTTTATAACGGCTGGGGGACATGCTACTTGGGACATGTTGGTGTTTGAGCATAACAAACATCAGGTTGAACTTTGTAAAGAGCTCAGTGAGTCTATAGGGTTTGAAAAGTTTGTGTCAAAGAATACTGCTAGATTTAGGGACAATTATCTTAATGTTTTAAACAAAGAAGGACAGACCACACATATATTATATCCCACCGATAGAAGCAAACAAATACCAGTAACCAAAAAATCTACAACAATAAATTGTAAAGTACAAAAGGAAAGAAGCCTATATATTAGTGCAACAGGTACCGTAAGTCCTTGCTGCTGGTTAGATAATGAATGGCAATCTCCTAATAATCCTAATCGTATTGATTACATGGATAAGATAGGAACTAGACTAAGTTTGTCTAAGAATACGTTAGAGGAAATCTTTGAACAAAACGTTTTCACGGCAATTGAAAACACGTGGGAATGCAATCCGTTAAAAGAATGTTCAAAACAGTGTGGCGAAACAGATCGATTCAACGAACAATTTAATTGAGAATGAATGAGTAATAAGATCAAACAGTGGCAGGACAAAATCGAAGCAGTGTCGGGTAGTCAGACTTTTTGTGTACTACCCTGGATACATTTTGCCACCAGACCAAATGGCGATATGCGATTATGTTGTTCCGCTAATGCCAGCGGAGCAGGAGAAAACCACACAGTGGGACTGGTGAAGAACGAAAAAGGTCAACCAGCTAACTTTGGTCGAGAAACACCTATGAGTGCTTGGAACAATGAATACATGAAAGATGTACGATTAACTATGCTTGAAGGAAAGATACCTGCTAGTTGTAGTAAGTGCATTGCTGAAGAGTCACGCGGTGTTGCTAGCAAACGTATCTGGGAAACAGGTTCGTGGATGGAAGATGGCATCGATGTTGAAGAGCTTATTAAGCAAACAGCAGAAGATGGAACTATTCCTGAACGTCTTGTTTACTTAGATTTACGCTTAGGCCATACCTGTAATCTCAAGTGCGTTATGTGTAGTCCGCATGACAGCAGCCAGTGGGTGGCGGATCATAAAAAGATATACCCGTTATTTCAGGCAAAGGAACTTAAGGAACAGATGTCATGGGATAGGAAAGATTTTAATAATAAGTGGCACGAGAATCCAGACTTTTGGAAAGAGATGTATGCACAGATTCCTAACCTAAAGCAGGTGTACTTCGCCGGCGGTGAACCATTAATGATACGCGAACATAAATGGTTCCTTGAAGAAATTATTCGTCAAGGCTATGCTGACAAAATTCTCATACGTTACAATACAAATGGATTACTTGTAGATGATGAAATTATCGAACTATGGAAGCAATTCAAAAAGGTCAAGGTCGGTTTTAGTATCGATGCTGTGGGTGACCGTAATTGGTATATACGCTATCCTAGCGATTGGGCTATTATCGAACATAATCTTCACAAGCTAGATAACACTCCCGACAACATACAAGTTAGTATCGCCACTGCTATACAGATATTGAACATCAAACATTTAGCAGACTTCGCCAAGTGGAAGATTACACAAAACTTTAAGAAAGTAAATCTTGAAAATACAGTAGGCGGAATACAAGCCGGTGGCGGAATTATTAATATGCATCTGCTGTATATCCCAACCTTCTTAAGTATTCGATTGCTACCTGCTGAAGATAAAGCAGAAGTTCGCAGAAACTTTGCAGAACTTGCTAATTGGTTGCATGAAAACTATAGACAAGATGAAGATTTTTGGAAAAATAATCCTTATGGATGGAAACGTTGGCAGGCTGTACTAGACTTCATGGATGCCGAAGATCATACAAATCAATTACCTGCTTTTAATGAATATATTTCAAGATTAGATACACTACGCGGCACACAATTTAAACTGGTATTTCCGGAGTTGTCGCATTTGGAATCGTACAATGCCTGACTTCAATACGTTGTATCCCGAAAAAAAGATTTTTCAGGTGGCCTGGGAGTCTACCCTTAAATGTAATTTAGACTGTAGCTACTGCGGTGACGGACACGATAATTCACAAA